ATAAACGAGTATATACTAAAATAAAACTATGGCTTTTAAATTAAACGGAAAACCTTTAGCAGTTGATGTTCCCTTTACTTCAGGGGATATACATTACCCTGCCAACTGGTTAAGATTATCAACAGCACAAGAGAAAAAAGATATTGGCATTACTGAGGTTGCAGATGATCCAGTATATGATTCTCGTTTTTATTGGGGAGATGGAACTGCAAGAGCACTTGATGATGAAGATGCAAAAGATTCAGATGGTAAGTTATTAAAAAATCCTGATGGTAGCCAGATGGTTATACAGGGTGTTAAATCAGTTTTAAAAGCACAGGAAAAAGCAACTGCTGGTTCTTTGTTAGCTAAATATGATTGGTACGTTGTAAGAAAAGCAGAAACATCAAAAGCTGTTCCGACTGCAATTAAAACTTATAGAACAAGTGTTAGAACTGCTTGTTTGACCAGGGAAACAGAAATTGACGATTGTGCAGATACAGCAGCTCTAGTAGCTCTTTATGGGTCAACAGAAAAAGATGGTGTCGTAACCCCTAATATGACACAATATCCAGACGATCCTAACGTTTAGATTCCAACATTTGACGTTGTATTACCCCTAAAGTGACGTAGAGGGGAGATAGACCTATAATTAGCAGTAATGTGGCTAATGTCATAACTGACATAGCTTTAATAATTGCAAATTTTATCATGTTTCAAAAAATTGCTAATGTTTTGAGTATTGTCTCATTTCTGATGGTAACTTCTGTTGTTGGTGGAGGGTACTTTGGCTATAAATATGTAACATCAGACCAATTCCAAACAAAGATGATGAATAAGGTTCTTGGGAATGTCCGAGGAATGATGCCAAACGTATTGGATAAGTCGTTACCTAATAGAACAGGGCAATCTATTCCTCTTCCTCTTCCTAAGAAATAATGGTTTCGGTTGATTGTTTTTCAGAAATTAAAACAAAATCGACTGAATTAGTTTTATATCTTGAACATTTGATATCTTCTCAGGATTTATCTTGGCAAGAACACTTTGGATTTGATGCAAAACCCATTGAAGATTATTGGATTGAGAAAGAGTTAACTTTAAACCAAATTAATAAGATTCATCCTATAAAACAATTAGGGTTATTAAAAATTCCAGGTAAGTCTTTTTATAATTGGCACGTTGATGATTTTAGACAATCTTGTATTAATATATTAATTAGTAGAGATCATCATAGTTATTCAATATTTGGAGAATATAAAAATGATTATTACCACAACAATATTATTGAATTAAAATATAAGCCTTATACATATTATTTATTTAATAACCAAAAAAAACACTCTGTTGTAAACTTAGATAGTAAAGATCGCCATTTATTATCGCTTTATTTCAGAAAAGAAATATCTTATGAAATCTTGCGAGAAAAACTAAAAAGTATTTTAACTAACACATGATGAAACCCCCTAGTAGACTTAGTTGTTGGAATTACAAAATTGCATCTGTAGATCGTATCGTTGATGGCGATACTCTAGATATTACAATCAATCTTGGCTTTGATTTAACAATAAAACAACGAGTAAGAGTGGCAGGAGTTGATACACCAGAA